CACGCATACCAAAACGCTGGCCTTTTGAAAGGCGCTGTAACTGTACGAAACAACGTAGTAGGTGACACCTACAAATTCCGTAACATGGGTAAGGGTCTAGCTAACCAGAAGTCTACTTCTGATCTAGTAACTCCTATGGACATCTCTCACGGCTTCGCAACTGCAACTCTGCAAAACTGGAATGCTCCAGAATACACAGATATGTTTGATGCAGCCACTGTAAACTTTGACGAAAAGCAGGAACTTGCAAGCACTATCGCACAGTCTCTTGGTCGTCGTTGTGACCAGCTTGTCATTGATGCAATGGACGCAGAAACTACTTATGCTGACACTGTTGGTAAAGACACTGGCGGAAGTGCTTCTAACCTGAACATTGAAAAGATTGTTGCTGCTCAAGTTGCGCTTCGCTCTAAAGGTGTTCCTAACTCTAACCTGTATGCTGCTATTGAAGCAAAAGGTTTGGGCGGTATGCTTAACGAAGAGAAGATCAGCTCTGTTGATTACAACAATGTTAAAGCTCTGGTCAACGGTGACGTTGATACTTTCGGTGGCTTTAAGTTTGTAATTATCGAAGATCGTGCTGAAGGTGGTCTGACTGAAGCAGCTAACGTAGTTGATTCATACTTCTTCTCTCAAGACGCTGTTGGTCTTGCAATCGGTATCGACATCAAGACTGACGTTGATTGGATTGCTGATCGTACTTCTTGGTTGTGTAACGGTATGTTGAAGGCTGGCGCTGTATCACGCGATGGTCTTGGTATCGTTAAAGTTCAATACAACAAAACTGCATAAGGAATATTATCATGGCTTTTTCAAGAGACGGCTTATGCCGAATTGGTGGTTCTGGTGTTGGTGGAGCTACTTGGCAGTATTCTACTGCTGATGCTACTTCTGCTGTTGTAGCAGACACTAACTACTTTGCTTCAGCTAAGGATGAGCTAGATGCTGGCGATGTACTTATCATTGTCGGTACTACTGGTGGAACTCCTACTGGACGTATTTCATACGTTGAGTCAAATGACGGTACTACTGTTGTTTGTGGTGCTGGCGTAGTAATCACTGCGTAAGTAGTAAAACTGAATGGGGCTGCTTTGGTGGCCCCTTTCTTTACAAATAAAGGTTTATTATGGCAAACAGTAAGCTATCGTTAATTAACAATGCACTTATTCTGATTGGCGATGTGCCACTGACATCCCTGACTAGCGGTACTCGCGCTCAGGTTGTAGCCACTAGCCTGTATGACAATATCATTGAGAACGAACTTAGCAAGCATCGCTGGGGTTTTGCTCGTAGCATTGCAGAGCTTAGTAAAGATGCAGCTGCTCCAGTAGGTAATGAGTGGCAAACTTCATATACGCTTCCTGCTGATACGCTGACATTAATTAAAATTGATCCAAGCGTTCCATACCAAATTATAAACAGTAATGTTTACTGCAATTACAGCGGTACACTTTTCTGTGATTACATCCGTAAGCCATCCGAGTCTGCATGGCCCGCATACTTTGCCAAGATGATTGAGTATGCCTTAGCTATGGACTTTGCTCCATCTATTCGTGACAGTGCTTCTTCTATGCAGATACTAGCTAACCAATATCTAAACGCTAGTCGCATGGCTCGTTACACTGACTCACAGCAACACCCGCAAGTAGCTATCCAGGATCGCCCATTTATTAACGTGAGGTACTAATGCCTAAGTCACAATTTCAGCAAACCAGCTTTGCCAGTGGTGAGCTGTCACCATTACTACTAGGCCGTACCGATCTTGATCAATACTACAAGGGCGTACAACAAGGCGAAGGCGTAGTCATTGTGCCTCAAGGTGGGGTTAAGCGTAGACCTGGAACACAATTTATTGCCAGAATACTACAGGGGTTGACTCGTTATACTTCCCTACCAACCGTTGTTGCTAATGCCACAGACCCCAACAATATTAATGACGGCAATGATAATACCTACACTTTAACGCCTGCCGGTTTATCAGCTCCATTTACTATTGCCACCTATGATTTAGGTGCAAGTTTTTCTGCTCAAACATTCTTAGATGTTAGAAATTGTTCGTTATTTCAGAGTGGTGCAGTAGGACAAAAAACTGCAAACATTACTATTGAATGGTCTACTGATAATACTAATTGGACAGTTGCCGCTACATTTGAAATAGACAATCAAACTGAAAGAAATTTTAGATTATCTACGTCTACTTTAGTGAAAAGATATTGGCGATTGAGAACTGATCTTCCTGCTCCAAGTGGGTACAAGGTCAAAATTGCTGAGTTTGTATTTAACACTGAAACTGGCTCATCATCTCCTGTTGGCAATTACAAATTGTTTGGCTGGGAATATGCTTCCGACAAAAGTTATTTAACTGTATTAACTAATTTAAGTTTAAGAGTTTATAGAGTTCCTCATGCAGGAAGCACTGACACCGTATATGTTGGGGATGTACCTTTGCCTTATCTTAGTGCTGACATTCCTGAAGTAAAAGTATGTCAAACTGAAGGTGTGATGTTAATGTTTCACGAAGACTATCCGCCCCAGCGTATTGTATTTGATGGACTAGACACTGTTAATTCGTTTGCTGTAGATGCCATTCCTTTTGTAAATGTTCCACAGTTTGATTATAACGATAGCGTTAGCCCTATTCCAACTACAGCAGTACAAACAATGTCTGTTAGTGGATTTGAAGTAGGGAAAAGATATAAGATTACGGTTGAAGGTGTAACAAGCAAAGACATCACTTACGCTGGTAGCGGAGGAACGGATGCGGCTGCTACAAACAGAGTGGAGTCTAGTGCTTTTAACCTGCAAAAAAACTTGCAAGAAATGCCTGTTTTTGGGTTTAGCGGAATTACTGTTACTCCTGTTAATTCAGCTCCACACTACAATACATACACCATTTCAATGAGGGATGACTCTGCTGGAACCTATAAGTTATTTACTGGTTTTCCAACTACAGGAAATCCAGAAGATACTGCAGCCTTTGCGATAACAACTCAAGGACAGCCCAGAACAGAAGATGTGTGGTCTGCAAATAGAGGGTATCCTAAGCAAGGCGTATTCCATGAAGGCCGTTTATGGTTAGGTGGAAGCAAGTCTAAGCCGCAAAGTATATTTGCAAGTAGAGCTGGTAACTATTACGATTTTTTTGGTGAAGAAGGCGAGGATGATGAAGGTATCTTTGTCACGATTGATTCTCGTGGTTTAACTAATATTGTTGATATTAACCCTGATCGCGGCTTGCAAGTGTTTTGTAAGGGAGCAGAGTTTTTAGTTAAAGGTCAAACACCGTCTAACATTGAAGTTGTTTCGCAGACGCAGCATGGTTCATTTGACCTAGAAGCTCAGTCGTTTGATGGGGCTACATTGTTTGTAGATAAAAATGGTAATACGCTCCGACAGTTTTTGTTTAACTTTGGTGAGGATGCTTACACTTCTGCCGACCTATCTGTACTGTCTAGCCAGTTAATTAATCAACCTGTAGCTATGGCGACATTGTCAGGAACTACTACTGAAGACGCTAACTGGGTATTCTTAGTTAATGCTGATGGTGCAGGCGCAGTTCTTAACACAATGAGAAGCCAAGATATTAATGGCTTTTCTAGGTGGACACCACACACAGGGGCGGCAGGCACTAATTTTACAAGAGACTGTAGAATTAAAACTTGCGCTACTGCTGGTGGATATATGTATCAAGTTACCGAAAGAAACACAGGCCAAAGTACAGGTTCTGTAGATATTGAGGTTTGGAACTTTGATCACTTACTGGATGCTAGCCAAAAGAAAACTATTACTTCTGCAGGGTTTGTGCCATTAACTCAAGGCAGCAGATTGTTTGGCTATTCTGTTCAGGTATTAGCTGACGGAGATGTGCTAGCTAAAAGAGAGGTTACAGAATCTGGTGGCGAATATGGGATTACTATTACTTCTGAGGAGATGAACGGATTTACCAGTAGAGTCTTAGAGGTTGGATTAACCTTTGATGTAAAGGTAAAGACTATGCCTTTGAATACTAATCCTGGCACTCGTGGTGGACAAAACACTATGAAGCGCAAGAAAATTACTAACATTAACTTGCGTGTGTATGAGAGTGCTGGCATCTACATTGACGGTAATGCTGTCCCTATTAGGCAGTTTGGCGATGCTCAGGATACTCCACTGAACACCCCATTTACTCCTAGAACTGGTATCATAGAGGATGAAAACGGTGGTAATGGTTGGTCTACAGAAGTAGTCCCAGAGATTACAGTGCCAGACGGTACGCCATTCCATCTGCAAGCTATCCAATATGAGGTCGAGTCTTCGTGAATGATGTTGTAACGCAAGATAGTATTTACCAGTTACAAGAAATAATGAAGGATTTTCCAAAGGCAGATGTAGTTACAAGACACCATTTCTCTGACGGTATGTATGCTAGAGAGATGGTAATGCCTCCAGGAAGTATTGTTGTGGGAGCTACGCATAAAAGCAAGCATTTCTACAGCGTTGTATCTGGTGAGTGTGAGGTATCTAGCACTACAGAAAGAGAAACTATTAAAGCTCCGTACTTGGGGGAAACAATCCCAGGTACTCAGCGTGTTATTTATAGCGAGACAGGGTGTATTTGGATCACATATCACCCTACACACTTAACAGATATTAAAGAAATAGAAGCGGCTCTAGTAGAGCAAGAGGTTAGTTAGATGGCATTTTTTTTATCAGCAGCAGCAGTAGGAATCGGCAGTGCTCTTGGCGTAAGTACAGCAGCAGGCGCTTTAATTGGAGTATCAGCATTAGGTACAGTTGCATCTGCTTATGGTCAAATAGAAGCAGGTAAGGCGCAAGAGGCGGCACTTATAGCTCAAGCAGAGCAAGAACGTATAGCCGCTGAGGGTCGTGAGCTAGAACGTCAACAGAAGCTCAATGCAAGCCTTGCAGCCAATGTTGTAGGATTAGGGGTATCAGGTATCAAAGCAGAGGGAACTCCCTCTAGTATTGCACTAGAAAGCGCCAAGAATATTGGTTTAAGCGAAGGCATGATGAAGCTGTCTGATAGGCTTGCTCAGGCTCAACTTCGTCGTCAGGGTGCTAATGCTCGCTCTGGTGCTAACATGGCTGCTGCTGGAACATTGTTACAAGGCGTTGGTGGTCTTGCTGCATATGCTGGCTCTCCGACTCCTACTACAACAGGGACGAACTAATGGCTAAACAAGAACGAATTGGTTTTTACGGTAAGTTTACTCCTACTGCCCTAGACACCTCTGGCGCAGACAAGATGCGAGCATTAGCTGGTTTAGGCCAGACTATAGCCGATACTAGCCTATCTATAGCAAAGCCTATGGTTCAAGCTGAAAGGGCAGAGCAAGGCGCACAGGCCGCAGAAGATGCTGCCAGAGACCCTGTTACTGGAGAAGTTTTAGAAACTCCCAAAATGGCTGGTTATAAGATTGGTGCGTCTCAGTTTGGAGCTGCTGCTCAACAAAAAGTTAATCAGTTAGATGCAATTGCTATTGCCAACTATAAAAGTAAAACATCTATTGAAATAGACCAGACAATTAAAGGCATTGCAGATCAATTTCCGTCTGATTCAAAGCAATTTTCTAATTCTATAGAGGGCGCTTTAAAAGGGTTACAATCAAGTATTCCTGCAAATGCTGCTCCTGCGTTAATGGATTATGCTTATAGACAAAGCCAGTCTACGTTAGCATCTATTGAAAAACTAGAACTTAAAAACAATGTTGCCAACATGAAGGCAGATGCTGTCTCTCAGCAAAATAGCGTAGAAACAAACATTCTTCAAGCTATCGAAGAAGGCAAGCCAGGGGAGGCAGAATTAATTGAACGTATGTATGTAGAAGAAGTTCTTCCAGGTCTTGTTGCTGGCGGGGCTGTTACTCCTGAGCAAGTAGAAACTGATCGTATTGCATTTAATGAAGCTAAACAAAGAGCTAGCGTGTTTGGTGCAGTTAATAGTAATGTCATTAACAATGACGAGTTAGACATGGATCAACGTATTGATGAAGGCAAGAAGTTTTTAAAGGCTTTTGATTCTACAAAAATGCCTGGCACTCCAGATCAAAAAAGAGAGCTAAGATCAGAAGTAGAGACTTTATTAAAAAATGCTAAAGACCGTGATGAGCTTGAAATTGAAGAGACTACTATTGCTTCTTATCAGGAGCAAGCAGAAAACCTTAAAACGCTTGATAAAAATAGTGTTTACAATGAAGATATAAAAATTAATCAGCGTATATCTGACGTTAGGCTGGCTATAGCCAAAGGCGAGATTGCAAAAGAATCTGGGCAAGCTAGAATTAATTACTTAGTTTCTGTTGATAAATTAAACGCATCAACCAACCAGCCTCTTGAAGATAAGTTAATTTCAAATGTTTATGATGTTTTATATTTAAAAGACCCTAAAGATTATTTGCTGGGTATGAGAAACCTTAACGCTAGAATGTTAGAGGAAGTAGCAGCTGGTAATTTAACTGAAGATCAGTATGACTCTGTACAAAATAGAATGGCTGTTTTAACTCAGGCAAGAACTGCAAAGTCTGGCACTGACCTTAATCTAAGCATGAGTTCTGCTACAAGAATAATTAAAAACTTGTTGCCACCAGAATCTTATAATGCAGGAATGAGATACATTTTTTATAATGCCACTCCTAGGATTGAAGAGCAAAATGCTGAAAGACTTGCTGAATTATTAGCAAAAGACCCTGACGCATCACTAACAAAGCAAAAAAATGTTAGACTTAACGGTGATGAAAAGAAAGCAATTTATGAGCAGGTAGCGTTAGATGCTCAACAAGAATTGCAAAGAGAGAATACAATTAGATCGCAACAAATTATTAATCAAAAGTTAAAGCGCCAACAACAAAGTGCAATTGCTACGCCTCAAACACAAGCTGACTTTGATGCGCTGCGTTCAGGAACTGAATATATAGACCCAGTTACAAAAGAAACATTTACAAAACCTTAAATAATTCTAGGAAATAAGTATGGCAGTTGAAGATTTAAACTTAACGCAAATGGAAGTTGCGGCAGAAGATATTATTGAAGGGCCAGACACTCAAGTTCCTACTGTAGAGCTTCCTCCATCGTATAGCGTTGATGGTGTAGATGTAAGTGCAGAACAATTTAGTCGAGCAACTGGTGGCACTTTTGGTGGCATACCTGTTGAGGCTCCTCCAAGTGTTGATCGCTCTTCTCGCGCAAGGTCAGACCTTTACGCTGCTGTAGAGATGGTTGAAAGTGGCGGTGACGTTAATGCTGTAAGCCCTAAAGGTGCAGTAGGGCCAATGCAGCTTATGCCTGCAACAGCAAAAAATCCTGGATATGGAATTACTCCTGCTCAGAATGATAGCCCTACCGAGAACAGAAGGGTTGGCAGAGAGTACTTAGATGCAATGCTTAATAAGTATCAAGGCAATCTTGATTTTGCTTTGGCCGCTTATAATTGGGGGCCAGGTAATACTGACCAGTGGGTTAAAGGTGGGGGAGATAAATCTAAACTACCAAAAGAAACTAGAGATTATTTAGATAAGGTAAATAGCAGAGTTCCTAACTATGGTGGAACTTTTGGTGGCATACCTGCTGATGTTGCTCCTGAGCCTATTTCTTTTGATTCGCCCCAAGCTATTAGCGAGAATAATCGCCAAGCCTTAAACACTACTATTGATTTAACTTCTGACGATCCTGGAGTTCGTGAGCTTAACGACATTGCCAAGCAAAACAATGATTCAACCATGAGTCTTGCTGAGTTACGGTTTGGCCCAGANCAAATTGAAAAGTGGCAAAATGATCCTATTGGATTTAAAGAAGCGTATAGATTCCTTGATCCACAAGACTTACTCCCTGGCGGTGGCTTGTATAAAGGATATGAAGCATTATCAATGGCTAAGGTTGTAGATAAGGTTCGCAAAAAAGAAGACCTGACTGACTCAGAAGAAAAAGAATTTGCAGAGTATGTAGACTTACAACTTGAGAAGAATATCCGAGGCTTTACTTGGGGTGGAGGAATGGCTTATTACGGCTCTCCTATGCCTGCTTTTATTGCTGAGTTTATGGTAACTGGTGGACTTGCTAAAACAGCTCAAGTTGGCGCTGTGGCTGCTGTTACAAAAGGTGTAATGGTTGCTGCTGAAACTGCTGCGTTAGCGCGATATACGGGCTATGCTGCTCGTGTTGCTGCTCAAACTACTGCATTTGTGCCAATGTCTGTTAGAAACTTTGGCGATCTTCACCTTAACGCAAGACTTCAAATTACAGAAAAAGGCCATGTGTTTATACAGGAAGCAAACCTTAACCCTGTTACTACTTTTTTAAAGGCTTATGCTTACACTGGCGCAGAAGTTGCTAGTGAATTGTCTGGAGCAAAACTTGGCACCTTTGTAATTAATCCTGTAGTTCGAAGATTAGTTACTCCAGCTAACACTATGATTAACAAGCTACCTCCAAAATTGGTAACTGGCTTAATCAATATGTATAAAAAGATTCAGCCTAACGCTAGGGTTTCTGACATATTAACCAGAGCAGGCTGGCATGGGTTAATTAATGAGCTTGGAGAAGAGCGGGTTGCTGATGCGTTGCGTCTATACACTGATTTTGGTTTTGGCGATGACATAAGCATTGACGATATTTTTAACCGAATGATTCCTGATCAAGACCAGTTCTTAATTGAGCTTGGGATTCTTAGCGTCATGGGTGGTGCAAAGACTGGATATGTTGCTGTTGCAAATATGCTAGAACAGCAAGGTGTGAGCCAAGAAGAAATAGCTAGTATTTTAGAGAACCTAACTGACGAAGAGTTAGAAAATATTATTGTTAATGACACTTATATTGAAATTAACCCTAGTCGAGAACAGGCTCTTGAAGAAATTCAAATATCTTTTGCTAGTGAGCAGCAGCAGCAAGAAGCTGCAAAGAACAAAGTAGACGAAGATACTCTACAAATTTACGAAGAAAATATTGAAAAAACGATTATCAGAAAATTATCGACAAGCAAGTTATTGAAGCTGAAAGAAAAGTAAAAAAAATAAAAAAAGAATCTAAAAAGATTAAAGTTTGGATTGCAGAAGGCGGCCCTTTAGAAATAGATCAATTAATTTACTATGGTTTTGATCAGGATTTGTTTTACAACTACGATCAAATAGGTAGAAACATAGGAGCTAAACGCTCTCCTGTTGGCAAAAACTTCCAAAGATTGTGGACGCAAAAAGGCGGTCAAACTATATCTGACCTTACCCAAAGGTGGAACGAAGAATACAACACTTGGGGTGAGCAGGAAGTTACTGACACTGAGATGGCCGAGCTATTGCAAGATATGATTTCTGATGCTAATTTTTCAGAGCAATTATTAGATCGTGAAGCTCAAGCAGAAATTCAAGCTATTGAAAGCAGTGTAGAATCTTTATACAGCATTGACGGTCAAGAACAACTTGAAGAATACTTTAACCAAACATTTCGAGATATTCTGGAATACAACGACTTAGAAGTTCCAATTATTATAGAGTCATCTAACGGTGTAGAAACTATTGAAAACGCTCAGACTGTTTCAGAAGCAGAGTTTCATAACCTGCATAAAGAGCTGCAAGAGTTAAAGTTAATTGGCGAAGGTATTATTAGAGATGATATGTATGCCGTTCCAGATAGGCTGTATGACACCTTCTTAGATGATCAGCCAGAAATGATTGATCAGCAAAAGCCTTCTATTGACCACACTCAAAGTTCGTGGGCTCAAAATTATGTTGATTGGATAAATAAGTTTGAGGCTGTAGAGAATACTTTAAAGCTCGCTAAAAGCAGGGGCGCACCTGTACTACCAGGTACGGACACAAAGCTCCTTATAAGCTCTTACATGGGCATTGTGAACCATATTAAAGTAGCGCTTAACAGCAACACGACTAACCTTAACGCTAAAGGCCACTTGGTTAAATCAGGCCCAGGACTCAAGCCTATTATTGATGGGTTTGATAATTTACTGCTATCTGTAGAGCCAGACGTAAATGTTAGAAACCAAGACTTAGACACTTATTTAATTGCTCGACGTATCCAGCAGGACTTGCAGAACTACACTATTCCAGGTGTAAGAGATGAAGCTCCAAAGGTTGAGGATGAAGTTGAAATAGACAGCGGGTTGCCTGACGCTCCTAATTTAAATGAGCAGTATGATGAATTTATAGCTGATGGCGAAAATGTTTACGACTCTTCTGAGCAGGAAATTGCTGAACAGAAAGAGGGGTTTGCTTACGGGTATACTGCTGCCTACGGAGAAGAGGTTGAGGTTAATGATTTATTAGGAATTGATGATAGTCTTTCCAATGTTTTTGAAATGGGCTATTACTATGGTCGAGAAGCGGGTAAAGCTAATAATCCTAAATTTGGGGAATACGAGTCTTCTGTTGTAGAAGAAACTCCACAGCCAGAACTAGCAGGCCCGACACAGCCACAGACTACAGTAGTGCAGCCTGACTTTGCTAAAGATAAGAAGTTTGTTGGCCCAGTTGTAGAGCGTAGAGTTTCAGAAGAGCAGGCTATGCAGGCTGAGATGGACTTGTTGGTGCTGGAAATGAAGTATGGCGATAACATGACAGCATTTGAAATTGTTGCTACTGATCTATATAAGTATCAGCAACGACTATTAAAGTTGTTAGTACAGTCAGGGAACATTTCGCAAGACACATACAATGATATTGTAGACAACAATAAAAACTACGTTCCAATGCAGCGAGTCTTAATTAATGACTTTCTATATAACTCTGGCTTTAATAAAGAGCAAATCTCTACTGTGTTGGATGTGTTGTCTGATTCAGAAGTTGAATCAATTATTGATACAGGGGTTATTACGCAAGACCAATATAACCGAGTAATTACTAACGATCCAAAAACAATTCAATTATTAGAAAAATTAAAGAGTGGCGCATTTGTAGGTAAAGGTTTGTTTAACAATGTTAGCTCTCAACAAATCCTTAAAAAGTTTGTTGGCTCTGACTTGGCTGTCAAAAACACTGTCAACAGTATTATTTCTAATACAGGTAGAATCATTGATGTAGCATACAGAAACAGAGTTGCTAGAAGTTTAGTTAATTTGGCTGAATGGGTTCCAGAGCAGATACAAAAAGTAAAGCCTACTATGGTTAGCTTTAATGTGGACGGCAAAAAAGTAATGCGCCCACTGTCAGTACAGCCAGCAGGAACTATACTTGTTTATCGAGATGGTAAAAAAGAATATTACGAGGTATCAAAGCCCTTACTGGAGGCGATGGACAATCTTCATCCATCACAAGTTAGTACACTAGAGCAAATTTTAATTGCGCCTGTAACAGTGTTTAGACTTGGCACAACAATGACTCCAACATTTGTACAAAAAAACGTAATTAGAGATGCGCTAACTTCTTATCAGATGTCAAAAGCAAGACCAACTCCTATTGACATTGGCCGAGCGCTTATATCAATGATTGGTGATAAAAAAATGTATGACGAATGGCAAGCATCAGGTGGCTCTATGGGAACATACATGGATTTATCTGATACAGGAATCCAGGATGCGTACACAAAATTGTTTGAAAATGAAAGTTATGTTAAGCAGGTTTTGAAAACTGGTGGTTTAAAACTGCCTTATGACTTTGCTAAAGCAGCAGAAGAAACAATTAGACTGTCCGTTTTTATTGCGAATAAACGAAAAGGTAAGTCAGACATAGAAGCAGCATATGAGTCTAGGCAAGCTACTGTTGATTTTATGCGGTCAGGAGTAAAAGGAAAGGTAGCTAACAGGCGTCTTCCATTTTTGAACGCAACTATTCAGGCTCAGGACAAGTTAGTAAGAACCTTTAAAGAATCTCCGCTGCAAACTTCGGCCATTATGGTGGCAACAATTACAGTGCCTAGCATTTTAATTACTGGATATTATTTGTATCAAGCTCCAGACGATGAGAGGCAAGAGTATTTAGATATTCCTATGTGGGTTAGAGATATTAATTGGGTTTATAAATCTAATGGTGAATGGAACTATGTTCCTAAAAACTTTGCTCCAGGTTATGTTTTTGGAAGCGTTGCAGAAAAATTAATGGTTTGGGGATATGAAGGTGACAAGCCAGAGTTCAAAGGATTCTATACTGAAGTTACAAAAGGGGCCATAACATCTATGAGTCCTATATCTGATCCTTCTGGCGCTATTCACCCAGTGCTCAAGCTGGCTTTAGAGATGACTGCTGATTTTAATTTCTTTCAAAAGCGTGCTATATATCCAGAGTATATGAAAAAGCTTGAACCAGAGCTAAGAAAGTCGGGATCAACAAGTGCTACTGCTCAGGCATTTGGCGAGAAGTTTAATGTATCTCCCGCTGTGGCTGAACACTTTACAAGAGGTCTTCTTGGTAGTAGTGCTGGTTATATTACTGATGCTGGTGACTACATACTTAAACAGGTAGCAGAATACAAAGGAGAGCCATTTAATGAGCCTCCTACAAACAGAAGAAACCAAGAGTTAAGCAAAGTATTTACTGTTGAAACTCCTACTGGTATGCAGTCAAGAACAGTAATGGATTTCTTTGATGTTGTAGATGAAGTAATGATGAAGTCAAATTCTGTTGACAGGTATGTGGATGAAGAGCGTGAGGAATACCAAGAGAATAATGCTTTCTTGTTAAGTCAAAAAGAATTAATTGTTACTACCTCAAGAGAAATATCTGACCTCTCAAAATACCTGAGAACTCAAATGCAAAATGCTGAAATATCTGGCGAGGAAAAAGCCATTATCAAAGAAGAGACTGGGGTGCAGATAAACGAACTTGCAAGAAACGCAATGAGAACATTCAATGAAAATCTAGCTGAATTTTAATAGAGCTGTATAATTTTTAACCAATTTTTGGTATAATCAACCTAATTAAACAGGAAACAAAAACATGACAAACCCAACAAACAATGTATTCAAGGGTGTAGGTAACAACCTTACTGGCGCTGTTTTAGATATGCAGCCAGTCACTCCTCACGATACTAACTATTTTGAATCAGTAGCTATTGGCTTGTACATTACTGTCGGAGGCGCTGTTGTATTTACCACCGCTAATGACCAAGAGCGTACCGTTACTGTACCTGACAACTTCTACTTGGTTTGCTCATGCAAGCGAGTAAAGGCTACTGGCACTGCAGCCACAGGCATACACGCACTGGTGTCTTAAATGATTGGCATAGGCGCTACATTATTTAAAGTTGCTAACATAGCAGGCCGAAAGTTTATTCCTTCGGTTCTGTTTGCTAATGGCGAAGAGGGTGCTTGGTATGATCCCTCCGATCTAGCATCTATGTTTCAAAGCTCTGACGGAACTACTGCCGCTGTTGTAGATCAACCTGTTGGCTATATTAGGGATAAGTCTGGTAATGGCAATCACGCTATTCAAGCTACATCTGATAAGCGACCAACTTTACGACAGTCTGGCAGCTTGTATTATTTGGAGTTTGATGGCGCAAATGATTGTTTAGCTACAAGTGCTATTGACTTTACTGGTGGCGACCAGATGAGTGTATTTGCGGGGGCGGCTAAAACAGCAAGCACAAACCAAGTAGTTGCTGAATTGTCTTCTAGCATCAGCTCAAACAATGGATCATTCCGCTTGTTTGGCAGCTCTACTATTTGGCGCTATACATCCAAGGGAACAAACCTTGTCAATGGAAGTGCTTCTGATTATGGCATTCCTAGTACCAGTGTTCTTTCTGGTACGAGCGATATTAGTGCTGACCAATTAACTTTTAATGTTGATGGCGATCAAGAAGCAAACCCTACGTCTGATCAGGGTACAGGCAACTATGGCAACTACGCACTAAACATTGGCTCTAGAGATAATGGAGCAAGCCTCCCTTTGACTGGAAACATCTATGGCCTTGTGGTTCGTAGCACTGTTAGCAGTGCTGCTGAGATTGCAGCTACTGAGGCTTACATGGCTACAAAATCTGGGGTAACTTTATGAATACTTTTGCTACTATTATTGTTGCCAATAAAAATAGAAGTGCAGCTAAGGCTTTAATTGGTGATGGCTTTTTTGACATTGAAGCAAAGAAGGGACTTCGTAAGTATTGGGTAAGCTCTGGGCATTTTAAAACAGAAGAGTATGAAGCAATGGTCGCAAGCGATCTTGCATTTTATGTTGATACAGAAAGTAAGTTTGCCGATGTGTTATTAAATAAGGGATTAACTCGCGTCATAATTGAGGAATAAGTATGTCCGTTACTGGCGCTACTACTAGAAACGATTATTCTTCTGGTAACAATCAAACAGTCTTTGCTTACACGTTTCAAATCCTTCTTGCTACCGACATAAAGGTACTGCAGAACGGATCAGTGCTTGCGCTAAATGACGATTACAGCGTGTCTGACGTTGGTGTGGCTGGGGGTGGTAGTGTCACCCTAGCTACTGGAGCATCGGCTGGAGACATCGTTAGCGTCTT